TATGGTGTATATGTAGTTATTATTTGGTACCACTATATGCTTATGTGGTGTGTAATTTAAGCTAACCGTTTGTTACATGGGCATAATGATGTATAGGGCTGCTATTTAGTGATTTATTATATGGGTATAATATGGTTTAAAATGAAAACAAAACAAACAAAACAAAAATTAATAATATAAATTATGAATTGAAGTATAATTTAAACTACCCGTATTTATATAGGCTCTTTGTTATATTTTCATGAAGTATTAAATAGTTATAAGTAATTTTAGTTGTATGATTTTAAATAGAAATAATATTTGATTACCATCATTAATTTGAGAGCGTAAAATGATTGTATTATAATATTTAAATATTGTACACCTCTCGTGTTTTGGGGGAGCGTTAGGTAAATGGATTTAAGGCACTTTAAATATTGAGTTCAACAAAATGTGTTAGGAGATAGAGAAGGATGTTGTCTTTTGGTTGTTTACCTCTCCTATTTGTTTGGAATATTTAAAGGCTAGTCGTCATGAAACTTTTTTATGAATCTATATTTTGCTTTTCATATTGGAGCATTTGTTAGTACTTTCGTATACGTTAGATACTGAGATATAGTGAAAACTAACAGAGGTTAAATCGTAAACCCCTACCCTGATAACTTATGTCTTGTTTAAAGAAAATTCAAACTTATGATGAAATCTGCTCAAATGAAAATGGATTAATTGTTGAAACTTATTTTGGATCATTTACATTCATTAAGGATAAAAAGTGGAGACCAAAAATGTTTATAAAACATCTAAAGTCTTACGTTTTATCTGAATTTTATGAAAAAAGTCAAGAATATATAATCAGAGATCAATTATTTACTAGATTATCAACTTTCATTAATAATCCAGAATATAGATTAAAGGCAATAAATTTAGCTTTTTCAATAATTCATTTCGATTTTGAGGATTATTTAGATTATGGTCAAGATTTTGTATTACCAATGAGTTTTTTTAATTGGTGTACAAACTTTGACTCATCATTTAATTTTAAAAGTCCAATAACATACGGACAGTTTTTAGTTTATAATTTAAAATATAATTATGGTTCAACGAAAGTTGAAGATTTTAAACTTTTAATTGGCAATTCACCTTATATAAGTAAAATGTTACAATTAGCAGGAGATATTGAATCAAATCCTGGACCCGTTTTTAGTAAGCCTACATTTAATAGAGAATGTACGATAAATGTAGGAACTGAAAGTTTTAGTGATTGGGTTAATTTACCAACTTTCTTTTCATCGTTAACTAGTAATTTTGCTACTTTTGTTGAAAAATTACCTGATAAAAATGATATCACTTCTTTTGCTTTGCAATTATTTTCAAGAATGGAACAAATTTCTTCTTCTATAGTCGATTCAACTTCTAATTTTTCAAGTATTATGGAAAAGGGATTTAATATTATGAAAGAAATGGTAACTAAATCACTTGTAGTTTTAATTTTTATGATTTTTAAGTCTGCATTAGCTGCGAATGGATGTATTAATGTTATTGGAAAATTTTTATTTAAATATTGTAATTTTACACCTATTATTTATAAAATGAAAGATTTAATTTTTAAAGATTCTTCTAGGGTTTCTACAGAAGGTTGTGTTGATGATTTCTTCGATTTAGATCCAAAGACGTATTTACCAATTGCTGGAACTGCAATATTTGTTTTATTATTCACGACAATGTTTAAAAAAGATGTTGCAAAGCATGATATGAAATCTGTTTTTTCTGATGCTTTTATTATGAATCGAGGAATTGATTCATTTGCAGGTCTTTTTGATAAAGCTTTTTCCATCTGGGATATGATAACAAATAGATTGCTGCAGCAGCAAATTGGCATGGAATTCCCTTTAAATAAATATGAAGCATCAATTAAGGTTAACAAGTTTATGGCAGATTTAAAAAAAATTTTTGATAGGGATTTTGATTTACTTGATTTTGATGATAAAAAACAATATAGAAGAGATGTTTCTGATTTGCACAAGCAGTCGATTGATATTCTTGTAGCTGTTGATTCTATGGAACGAAAAAGACAAGCTGGAATTAGACAAATGATCACTTTATTAAATCAGAAATATTCTCAAGTTATTAGTCAACCTTTAACTGGGAAAATGAGACTACCAATGTATCCTTTATTACTTGCAGGAGGTAGTGGTGTCGGTAAAACTCGTCTTTTGCCTATACTTCAAGCTATTTCAGCAAAAGTAATAGAAAAGGAACTTGGTGTTCCTGTTTCACAAGAAAATGTTGTTGCATTGAATATGGAGGCCGATCATGCGGATGGATATTTAGGACAGTATATTGTTTTTTGTAATGATGTTTTTAAAAAGAAAAATTCTGAGACAAATCCTAATAATGAGTTAGATTTTTTTATGAGTGCAATAGATCAAGCACCGTATCCTTTAAAAATGGCAAATTTAGCGGAAAAAGGTATGTTTTTTACTAGTTTGGTTGGTTTAATTTCAACAAATGTTGTTGATATAAAACAATATGCTGAAACTAGTCAGTCGTATACTTCTGCAATATGTACTAGATTAAAGAATAATTATAAAGTAACTGTTATTCCTTGTTATAGAAAATTTATTTCACCTAAAGATAAAAGATTATTAGTGCAAGATCAAAAACATTTTCAACATTCAGTGGACCCTATAAGAGCTAGATATAAGATTTTTACAGAGAAATTTGCAGAATGTGGAATTAGAGAGATTAATCATGAAAATTTACTTGATACATATACTGATGCTGAATTTGAAAGAATGCCTAAAGAATTATTAAAAAATTTACCTGAAAACGCAATTAATACTTTTGTTTATAAATTTCGACGATATAGATTAGATCCTTTTGAAGAGTGTGGTCCATGGATAACATTTACTGATTTTGCTACCGAATACGCAGAGAGTTTATCACGTCATATTAAATCTGGAAGTATTACATTAAAAGAACAAACAACTTTTTATAATTTAAGTTTGGAAGATATGTTGTTAGGAACTAAATTGCAAATGGATGATACATTGTTAGTGGATAGAGTTCCAACAGAAGGAATGTATTCAAATTTTATAGATTGGATGTGGCCAAACCCAGAAAGAAATGAATGTACTGAAGTAGAGATTTTTCATGATTGTGAAGGTCCAGTTAACTATGAATTTGAAGAATGTATTAAGGCCTTTTTAAGTGCTTTTGCTGCTTATACATGTTGGAGAGATTTTTCTGAGTTAGATGATGTTGCTTACACTACTTTCAGGCATGGAGTTAATAGATTTGGTGATGATTTTTTGCATGAAGCTTTACATAGAGCTAAAGATATGATGGATAGAAGAAATCAATATTTTGAAAGAGAAACACTTTTACATGGGACCTTTACCGCTAAATATGAAATAATTAAGAATAAATTTTTACAATCAAAAACTTTTGTCTTATTTAAACAAATTGGTATAATATTGAGTGGTGTTATTATGGTGTATGGCGCTAATAAATTGTTGACTTCTTTTATTGATAGTAAAGTTGAAAATTCAAATCCAAATGCACTTCAAGTTAAAAATATTGTTGTTGATAGAATAGCAAAAAGAACATGGCTAGAATGGTTTTCTGATTTAATTAAAGGTAGATTAAATACAATAAAATTAACTGATATTAAAGATATTGAATTAAGTTACTCTGATTTAGTTACATTATACGAAATGTATGGTGTTGTTGTAACTTCTGAAACAAGTTCTCCTGGCGGTAAAACTCAACAAAGACATCGTTTATTAAGATTACGAGTACCAACTCAAGTAGCTATGGAACTAGTTGAAAATATAAGAAATGTTCATTTGATTGATGAGGGAGTTGAATTTGAGGAAAATAAGATTAATACCGTAATGGTTCAAACTGAAGCTTTAATGTCACAATTAACAGAAACAATGGTTGATCATATAATTCCTGCTAGTCAATGGTATATGAGTTGCGGAGATTATGGAATAGGTAATGCTACGTTTTTGGATGCTGAGCATATTCTTGTACCCTATCATTATACTGAAACATTAAATTCTCTTAGAAATCAAAAGAAAATTAATGATAATACTAGGGTTCAATTTCAACGTGGTCATACATTAAGAGAGAAAATTCATGGTTCAAACATTAATAAGGAAATAATTACTGAAGTTAGATTTTTAAATAATTTTAAGCGAATTGAGAGTGGATTACCTTCAAACCCAGATAAGAAATTTCAAAAAGATGCGGTAATTATAACTTTACCATCAAAATACCGAAGTGGGACCACTTGTAGAGATATTAAGAGTAAATTTATAAGGCGTAAAGAAATGGGTCGATTGTCTGCAATTCAATGTCAAGGTAATATGTTCAATTGGCGTATGCATGAAGGTCAAATTTTTGATAATAATACAACTTTAACTGATATCACTCCTATTAATATAATTAAAGAATATG